GTCTGGAACTCATCCTGGTCACAGCTGCCGTTGATGTTAGCGCCGGCCTCGATAGAGCCGTGCTTGACCAGGCTATAGCCGAAGTCGAGGACCACGCAGTCGTCCTTCACGATGCCCGGATACAGCTCGGGGTCAACCTTGCGGAGACCGCGCCCGATCATCTGGATCATGGTGCTCTTGTAGCTACAAGGGCGCAGCAGCACCACGCAGGATACGGGCTGGCAATCCCAGCCTTCGGTCAGCACGGCCACGTTGACGATCACCTGGACGAGCCCTTTGTCGAACTCCTGCAGGATGGAGATGCGGTCCCCCATGGGCATGTCCCCCGAAATCCATCGCGCCTGGACGCCGGCCACCTGGAACGCATAGCATACATGCTGAGCGTGCATAACGGTCGAACAAAAGACGACCGTGCGCCTGTCGCCGGCCTTTGATTTCCATTCTTCGATAACGCGTTGCGTGACCGGGCTCTGGTCCATGATGGCGGCGACCTGCTCCATGTCGAAGTCGTTCGCGGTCACGCGGACCTTGTTGAGCTCATCGCGGATACAGCAGTCGATGACATAGAACCGTGGCTTCACGAGGAAACCGCCGGCTACGAGCTCGCCCAGCTTGATCACGTCAGCCACGTTGGAGAACATGTCCGTCATGCCCTTGCCGTCGCCACGACCAGGGGTCGCGGTGACTCCAAGCAGCCTGACCATGGGGTTGAGCTCCATGGCCTTGTCGACGATCTTCTTGTAGCTGTGCGCGGCGACGTGGTGGGCTTCGTCGATCACGATGAAGTCCAGCTTGGGCATCGTCTCCAGGTTCTTGTCGATGGAGAGGGTCTGCACCATGCCGAAGGTCGTGCCATCAGACCACTCCTTGCGGTCTGCGGTATATAGGTCCGTGCGGACCTCGGGCGCCATCCTGCCGAACGTGCGGCGGTTCTGGGTCACGAGCTCCACGCGGTGCTGAAGGACAAGGGATCGGCCACCGACCTCCTTGGTGATAGCGGAAAGCATCACCGTCTTGCCGGCGCCTGTCGGCGCCACGCCTACGGTGTCTCCGTGTTTTTCAAGAGCCCTGAGGCACTTGTCTACGAACTCCCTTTGTCGGGGTCTTAGTTGCATGTTTTAAGAGGGGCTTGCGGAGAGGCTACCAACGGAGCATCACGCACAAAGGATATTGTTGCCGGAATGGAACCGACGCCACTTTTGGCCGCATATCCACGCCACGTTTAAAATGATAAAGATCGCCAGCTGAGACGAAAAGAAGGTTTGACGGTATTTTAAGCTCCGTCAAACCTTCTTGGACTTCCCTGTATGCTGGCAGGTGTTTTTAGAACGGGTTGCCTCCGGGGCGCTTGAGCCAGGACGGACCAGAAGAACCGGCCTTAGGGGCGGCGCTCTGGCTGGGGCCGGCGACGAAGGTAGGCTTCACGACGGGCATGTTTTCGATCTGCTGACCGATGTGGGCCGCGCCGTCAGCGGCGAGCTTGCGCCAGCCTGCTACGCTGCCAGAGCCGGGGTTCGGGGAGAGGTACTCCGCGATCTCGTTCTTGTCTTCGTAGCCTTCGGTGCCCTTGGCGACCTTGACCTTGAAGCCGACGGTGCTGCCGTCGAGCATCGTGAGAAGCTCCTGGAACGACTTGCCGACCATCTGGGGGTACTCGCCTTCCTTGGTGTAGTCGACGAGGCCTGCGGCCTCGAACATACGGGTCAGGGCGACGAGGCCCATCTTGGCGCCGTCAGCCTTGCCTTCCTTGCGGTTGGCTTCGTTGACGTTGTTGCGGTCGAGGGGGCTCATGATGATCGACCAGATGTGGCGGTTGGCGTACTCGCCGTCCGTGATGATCAGTTCGATGCGAGCGTACTCGCCGTTGGTCTTCTGGCTGCGCTTGATCTCGAGCACCTTGATGATGCCGAAGGCGAGCGTGCCGTTGGGGATGAGGGAGTTGCTCTTTTCAGAGGCTCCGGAGGAGGAGGAGAACATGATGTTTTCTTGGGTTTGGGTTATTGGGTTGGATTACTGCTTGGGCAGAGTGGTGATGATGGTCGTGTCGACGCGCTTACCTTCGCGGATTTTGGCCATGAGGGCGCCAAGATCAGGAGCTTCGATGACTTCGAGGCAACCGGAACGGTCCTTGGCGGGATAGCCCCACGGGTTTTGCTGCTGGCAGACCAGGGCGCGATACTGCGTGGCGTCTTCGGCCTTGAAGTTCTGGAGGGTGATGACCTGGTCGAAGATGCCGGGGAGCTCGCGACCGGTGGCGGCGCCTTCGACTTGGGGAGACCAGGTGACGCGCTTCAGATCGTCTTCCTCGCGGTTGAGGATGCCGACCATGATGACGGACTTGTTGCAGTGCTGCAGGTGAGTGGTCCAGCGCATCATCTCTTTCTTGAGGATGCCGTAGGCGCCACGAGTGTCGGGCTTGCCGGTCTTTTCAGAGACGGCTTCAGGCTGCTTCTCGGCCCACTTGAAGCACTCGCGCGAGGCGACGGTGATGGAGTCCACGAAGATCGTCTCATACTTCTTGAGGTCGATATCCTTGAACGCTTCCTGCACGGCGTCGTAGTTGGGCTTGGAGTAAGGGCCGGTGGCATCGCTCGGGTCGTGACCGCCGATGTAGAGGGCGAGCGCACGGGCGATCTCCCACGGGTAGCGACCGAACTCCTGGGCGGTGGCGCGGACGTCGATGACGTCGCCGGGCCAGTCTTGGATGGCGAGAGTGCCTGCTTCCAAGTCCACGAACAGAGTCGTGGCCGGGTCGAGGGTTCGGGCGAGAGTCGTCTTACCGACCCCAGAGGGGCCGAAGACGAGCATGTTGACTTTTGACGCGGCTTTGAGCCGGTCGCTGGCTTTGATGATTTTAATCATGGTCGGTTGGGGGAGAATGGAGGGGAGGCCGTGGGAATCAACAAAGCCAAAACGAATAAAGGCTCGCGGGGCATTACTGCACCCGTTCTATCCTGGCCTCCCCAAAGGTTGTCAGTTGGAGAAGACGATCTTGGGGTTAGTGTATTCAACCGTCCGGGCTTCAGTCAACTGCTTAACCAACTTGTCGTCGGTCATGGCCTTGAAGGTGCGCTCGGGGACGGAGAACTCGATCTTGAAGACCTTGTAGACGAGGCTCGGGTCCATGGTCGCAGCGACCTCCTGGAGCTTGCCGGAGTCCCACTTGACCTTGGACTTGATGGCAAAGGTGAGGCGCTGACCGTCGATATCGCGGGTCATTTCGCCGTCCTGCTTGCCGGCCTCGGCGAGCTCCTGTTGGAAGGTCTTGCCGTATCGCTCCAGGAGCTCGGCGTAGATGGCTTCGATGGTCGCCTTGTGCAAGGCGCTCACCTCGTTGATTTCTGCGACCATCTTGCGAAGGTCAGCGGTGGTCTTGGTCTTGATGTAGTCCATTGTTGGTTGGGGATAGAAAGTCTTTGATGCTGAAGTTCCAGCCTTCGTTGCCGGCGAGTTCGAGCAAGCGGATGATCCACACGGTCGGGATGTTCTCGCGAGCGACCCACTGGTCTAGGGCTCTGACGTTGATCTTGTGACCGGCAGCACACAGCTTGCGCCAGAGGGTAGAACGCCCTCCGAAGCGGCTGATTACGGCCTTTACGTCAAGTTTCTGCATGTCGGTTAGGAGCAAGATACCCCAGCCATACATACCGTCAACGACTTTTTAACGCGCACCCTTAAGAAATCTGTAAGTCATTCCGGCAGCGGCCATTATGATACCGACAAACATCGCCAGGGCGACGTCTCTGGTGTGAATCATGGCCATGGTGGCGCTCGAGAGCCGGCGTTCCGTATCTTTGTCGTCAAATTTGAGGCCCGAATCCGTGATCAAGGCGACCATCGCGTTGGAATCCTGAAAGGCATCGAGCGTTTCTTGCAGGATGAAAGCCGTGACCGCAGAGCACAGTGCCGTGATTGTGATCATTATCACGATCGCGATCACGAGGTTGTCCTCATGGACGCTTTGAGCGCTTAACGGATTGGATTTCTTTTTCTGTTTTTGCGCGCACATAACGTAATACAAAATCACATACCTCTGGCGCGGAGTAAGAAAGCGCGCCCACGGCTGCGAATTGAAGCTTCACCGAAGAGATGTAGTCCTTGACGACCATCGAAGCAAAGAAGCCCACGATGAAAGCGATGATGATGCGCCGTGCGACGTAACCCCAGGTGGCCTTCTCCGTACTCATCAGCAGGCGTGCCACCATGGCCATTCCGCCAAGAGCTCCGCTTACGGCGGAGTCTTTCAGAAGCGCATTTACGTTTTCCGGATCAGCTGGAGGAGGAGGGCTCATTGTTCTTGTCCTTGATATAGTCATACAGCCTCCAGAGGCCGAAAACAAAGGCGATTGCCACTGCTGAAAGCACGATGATCAGGAAGTATTCCGACTCATAAATCACCGGCACGGAGCCGGCAATCGGTGCGCACGCGATAAGCGGAGCGCCGATTTTCCAGCCCAGGAGAGCCCAGCATAACGCACCGCCGACCATGAGGCCGGCGCCTGCCATAGCCCAGATGCTTCGGTTGGATTGCTTGAGGTCGTCTTCGAGCTGCT